AGTTCAGAAATTTGTCCTCCAAAACCTCCATTTAATGCTAAATTAGTTGGTCCATAATTTTGTCTAGCAACTCCTCTTAAATGATGACGTCTAACAAGTCTTCCGTTAATATAAACATCAAGAATATTATTATTTTCTAATCTTATAATTACCGATACCCATTTATTTATTGGAATTTCTGGGACAATTACATCATCATAAATCATAGGTGATAAGGCATCACTTCCCATACCAGCACCACCTGAACTATTTAAATAAGCAAATTCTTTTCTGCAACTAGCCAATGTAGCGGGATCTGCACCTTTGCTAGTATCAAATGTACCATTTTCTTGGACGGCACGCATAGCATCCATACAAGCTGAATTCAATTGTGTTAAAGGTTGACCAGTAGCTTCGTTTGTAAATATATTCATTCTTACTAATAATGATAATTCTGCTACATTAGGAGAATTATTAGGACTTATGTAAAGTCCAGGGCCATTTAAAGGTTCAACTATACCATCAACAGCTCCAAAATGAGGTACATCTTTACCTACTCCCTTAGGCTGGTTATTAGACTGGGGAATACGTGTATTTCCTTTACTAAATACATGTCTAAATCTATCTTTTCCTCTGTCTAATTGATTTCCATCAATAAATATCCAAACAGACCATGTAAACTCTATTCCTCTCCATTGATTTTGACTTCTCATAATTGGTACAGAGTTGTGGACAGTAGGATCACTAGGAATAACTTTTTGAGTAGAAGCATTAATCATTCCAGGTGATACGATAACATTAGGACGGGGACTAAATAGCCATCCTAAAATTCCGGTTCCTAAACGTAATAAAAGAACAAAGCCAATTATTATTAAAATAAGGAATACAATATTTGCTATAATACTTCCAGATTCCAAAAATTCTTTTGTACTATTTCCAGCTTTTTCAAATTGATATCCTAAATCTATAGCCATTATTATATATAATATAGAAGAAATTCTAGTATATTATATTATTTTAAATAATTAATTATATAACTATTGGTTTTCCAATAGCATGATTATATTCAAAGAACTGGATCTTCATTCTATATTTATTAAAGAAGTCACCAAATAGATTAGATCCTAGACCATCTCTATAAATATTATAGGCATCTTGAGGACTTAAACAATGATCAAACATTTGAAATCTTGCTACATGACCGTTAAATGTAACGCCGGATGGCCCTCCAATATATGCATTGTCTCTTCCAGGACCTACAGCTACACCTGGTAAAACAAAACTTCTAACTAATTTACCGTGTAAATAAATATCTAAAGTTCTTCCACATACGACACATATTAGGCATACCCATTTTTGAATATTAACATTAGTAATTCTAAATGTTTCAAATCTCATATTTCCCTGGTTTGGAACTGTTTCTTGTTGAAAGTATTCTGAGGCGGGTAATAAAGGTGGAGGAGCATTAGATTTACTATCTGTAGTCTGAGCAAATGTTTTAATACCAATTAATAAGTTATTTTCATAAGCGTCTAATGCAGCAGAAAAGTTGGTTGTAGGTTTTAAAGCAGCTGTGTTTGGTTTTCCGGCAGAGACATTATTAAACATTCCTCCAGGTTGCATACTTGTATTAGGTCCAACTAAACCAATACTTTGTTTAGCATCAGAGAGATACATTACTTGCTTAATTTGTCCAAAGTTTGTATTCCAATCTTCAATAAAGAACCACAAAGCAAAAGAATAATTACTGCTATTATTTCCAGGTAATTTTTTATTAGATATAACAACTCCTGGAGAGGCTGGGTGAATTCCTCCCATTAACATAGTATTCTTCTTAAAGAAAACATTGTAAATAACGATACATAAAACTACTAAAATAACAATAATTAGAATCGTTTCAAGTAATCCCATAATATAATATACTATTAGAAATTATATTATTAAATTATAGATAAAATTTTTTACTAAAATAATTTAATCTACCCAAATAATTTCATTTTTATTTAATATCCTATCAAAATAAATGACATTTTGTATTCCTCCATTAATTCCATCTTTTGTTCCAGCTGTAATTTTATTACTTGTAAAATATGGCATAACTCCTTCTAAACTTCCTACTAATTTATTATCAAGAAATACATCTACTCTACCACTCCTAAAAATTATCACAAAATTCATCCAACTTTGATATGGGAAATCTTTGGTTTTATAAATAGTTACTAAATCATTTTTATCAGTTTGTATAACAATTTTTAATACATTAGTTTTACCATTATATAAAATATTCGGTCTATTACCATAATTAAATAATGAAGTGAATTTTGTATAATTATAATTGGTATTTGAAGGTTGCGGATTTATCCATAATTGTACCCCAATAGAATAATTAGCATCTTTTGCTGTTGATCCTAAAGTTTTTTCGTTATTTGTATAAATTGGATCTTTAAGTAAAATATCACCACCTTTTGTTGCAAATTGTTTCGCCAATAAAGGAAGTAAAAAATAAAATAAAATAAATATAACTTCTAAAGTTAGTAGAATCCAAGTAGTACTAGTTGTTATATTAAATTGTCTCTTTAAATATTCTAAAAATTCTATAAATAAACAAGGAATAAAAAATATAAAATCAACTATAAATCCCCAAAATGATTTACCTTTTTCTGCTTCTTTGATTTGATTAGTTAAATAACTCCATATTAATGCTAAAGATACAATTACAATAAGACTAATTAATATAATATTTAAAACTTGTGTTATTATTTGATATTTTAACATAAAATAAATTATAGTTGAAATAATAGTAAAAAATAATATTAATCCTAAAAGTATTTTTAGAGGACTCATAATATATCGCTTAAAATCATTCCATGTTTTTTTTCTTTCAAAATCCATAAAATATTTACCTTTTTTGTTAGAGCAAAAAGTATCTTTTTTAGAAGAATCATCTTGCTTCTCATTTGGATCATGACTTGTAAAAATATTACCTCTATCTTTTTTATAAATTATTATAAAATAATATAGAGAAGAAGCTATTATTGTTGCTATAAAAAATAACCAAAAGAAAACGTTTGGAAAAGTATTTACTATATTTCCTGGATTTAATCTTAATAAAAAATAAATAATACTAAATAAACTTCCAAAAATTAAAAAAAATCCAGCATAATTATTATTTAATATCATATTTATTAAGGATTCATCCATATTTTTGCAATCTTTTTTTTCATTATTATCTTTATTTGATCCTTTCATCATAGTTATATTATATTTATATTTAAATTAAAGATTTTCCATTGCTGTTTTTTTCCCATGACAATTTCTACAAAGTGCTACTAAATTATCTACATTATTTGAACCACCATATTCTAATCTTATCACATGATCTACCTCAAACCAAGCTGGTAATTTACATTTACAATGTTTACATTTCCAATCTTGTTGTGAAGCAACATATTTTTTTTTTGTTTCACTTACTGATCTTTTTGTTGCTGATCGTCCAGAATTTAGCATCCTCCTTTGTTGTGAGGTTATTTGTTCATCTCCTCCATTCTGTAAATTATTACTAAAGTTTATATTTTTGCTTCCAAAGTCAAAAATTGGAGATAATAAATCTTTTGAATTTTTATCAATTGGAAGACAACTTACTACTTGATTTGCACTTGTGAATAATTCTTTTCCACTTTGTGGATTATTTTTTAATAATAAGTATAAACCTAATCCGCCTACAATAAAGAATGCCATTTGATAATATTTAGACCAACTCTTGAGAGTATTTAATAATCTACCATCATAATAAGTATTAGCTACTAAAAATATTACTATTGCTAATATTAAAATTTCAAATTGCATAATATATATATATTTATTTATAAGTTTTTAAAAAAATCTTTTATCTTGATAATAATATTTTATAAATTAAAATATTAATATTTTATATATGGTTTTTAAAAAACTTCATAAGAATAAATTTATAAATTTTATACTTATAATTTTAGTTTTAGGTATTATTTCTTATTTTTTCATAAATTATTATTTTAAAAAACAAGAAGGTTTAACTAATAAAAATAATAAATGTAAAAAAGGTTGTGAAATTCCTAAGGATAAATGTTGTTCGGGCAATCAGTTTGTAAATATGAATAATGGTTCCTCTATGGATTTTCCTGTTTGTACAAATTATTCTAATAATAGTTTAGACTATTGTCAAGTAGATTCTGATTGCAAATCTTGCAAACCTTTTGTTTGTGATGATTCTTCTAGTTGTGGACCTGACAATCATTTAGGTCCTATTACACCATGTGAAGAAACCACTCATGGATGTTGTCCCGATGGTATAACTAAGTCAAATAAAACAGGTTCTAACTGTAACAATAGTAGTAACAATAAAAATAACAAAAATAACAAAAATAACAATAATAATAATAATAATAATAATAATATAGGTGGTTGTGAAGGAACTAGATATGGATGTTGTCCTGATGGGGTTACAGCTTCTAATAATAGTGGTTCCAATTGTCCTTGTAAACCTGGTGATTTAGGATGTGATCCTTCAACATATGGTCCATCTAGTGAACCAAAAGGAAATAAATGGTCGAAAATTGGTAAAAAAGTTGGAAAAGAAATTGCTGATGGCTTTTCGTTAGATAAAACAGAAAAAAAGAATAAAAAACATCATCATCACCATCATGATCATAGTAGCGAAAATTCAAATATTTTTAATCAGTGGGGTGATGATATTAGTAATTTTGGAAATGATTTAAGACATGCTTTTGATGATGCTACTGGTTATGCCCATGGATATTAATCTACCTCATCTATTGAAGGTCCATTGTTTGTTGATTCATCTACATTAGGCATACCTCCAGGCATACCTCCAGGCATACCTTCAGGCATACCTCCATTATTTCCAGAGTAAAATTTTGACATAATTGGCATACAAACCTTTTCTACTTCTTTATACTTTTCTTCATATTCTTCTCTGGTTAAATTATTATTATTTTCTAGCCATTGTAAATTATCTGCAACTAATTTTTCTAGAGTTTCTTTTTCATCATCTTCAATTTTATCTTTCAGCTTCTCATCATTAATTGTTTGTTTAATAGAAAAGAGATAATGTTCTAATCTATTTTTACCATCTAAACTTTCTCTAAATCTTTTATCCTCTTCAGCATATCGTTCTGCATCTTCTGTCATTCGCTCAATTTCATCTTTTGAAAGATGACCAGCGTCATTTGTAATTACAACATTGCTAGTAACACCTGTGGATTTCTCCAGAGCTGTTACATTAAGAATTCCATTTGCATCAACATCAAATGATACTTCAATTTGAGGAACGCCACGTGGCATAGGAGGAATCCCAGTTAAATTAAACTCTCCTAATTTATTATTATCTTTAGTTCTTGCTCTTTCGCCTTCAAATACTTGGATTGTAACTGCTGGTTGATTATCACTATATGTTGAAAAAACCTGTTTTTTACAGGTTGGTACTGTTGAATTTCTTGGAATAATAACTGTCATTACTTCACCTGCAGTCTCCAAACCTAAAGATAAAGGAGCAACATCTAATAATAAAAGATCTGAAGTTTTCTCTGATTTAATATCACTTAGAACAGCTGCTTGAACTGCTGCTCCATATGCTACGGCTTCATCTGGATTAATAGATCTAGATAATTCTTTACCATTAAAGAAATCAGAAAGCATTGTTTGAATTTTTGGAATTCTTGTTGATCCTCCTACTAATACTACTTCATCAATATTATTTTTACTTAACTGAGAATCTTTTAAAACTTTTTCGACAGGTTCCATTGTATTTCTGAATAAATCCATACATAATTCTTCAAATCTAGCTCTTGTTAAAGATGAAAAAAAGTCTATACCTTCATATAAAGAATCTATTTCAATAGATGTTTGAGTAGAAGCTGAAAGAGTTCGTTTAGCTCTTTCACAAGCAGTTCTTAGTCTTCTTAATGCTCTTGGATTATCAGTAATATCATGTTTATGTTTTCTTTTAAATTCTTGTACAAAATGCTTTACTAATCTTGAATCAAAATCTTCACCTCCTAAGTGTGTATCACCAGCTGTTGCTTTTACTTCAAAAATACCTTCTTCAATATTTAATATAGAAACATCAAATGTTCCACCTCCCAAATCAAAAATTAAAATATTTTTTTCTTTTTCTGATTTTTTATCTAAACCATAAGCAATTGCTGCCGCAGTAGGTTCATTAATAATTCTAATTATATTTAATCCTGCAATAGCTCCTGCATCTTTTGTAGAAGCTCTTTGTGCATCATTAAAATATGCTGGGACTGTAACAACCGCATTTTTAACTTTTTTACCTAAATATGATTCAGCTATTTCTTTCATTTTTGTTAATACCATGGCTGAAATTTCTTCTGGTTGAAATTCTTTATCTTCATTTTTATGATTTACTTTAATTATTGGTTTATCATCTTTACCAATTACTTTATATGAAAATGTTTTTAAATCTGATTGAACTTGTTTATCACTAAATCGTCTTCCAATTAATCTTTTTGCATCAAATACAGTATTTAAAGGATTCATAGCAGCCTGATTTTTTGCTGCATCTCCAACCATTCTTTCAGTTTCAGTAAAACCAACATATGATGGAGTTGTTCTATTACCTTGATCATTTGCTATTATTTCAACTCTATCATTCTGCCATACACCTACACAAGAATATGTAGTTCCCAAATCAATCCCAATTGCTATTTCAGTTTCTTCGGTCATATAATTATTTATTAAATTTATGTTTAAATATTTTTAAAATAATTTATAAAATTTTAAAAATTTATTGTTTTCTTTTTTGAGTCTTATTTGGATTATTAATTTTAATTTTTAAAATTTCAGTTAATAATTTTTCTTTATTAATTTTATTAATTGAATATTTTTCATTATATAAAAAATTCTTAATTAACTCTATAATAGGTCGTTTATTAAATTTATGTTTTTTATAAACCAATAATATATCCAAATATACTGTCAAAAAACCCCATAAGTCACAATTATGACTAAAAATATTAAAGTAATATTCTTTCTCCTTAAATTTAAAATTTTCAAAATCAGTATATTTTAAAAGAACATTCTCCAAATATTTTATTATAAATTGAAATCCTTTATTATTCTCAAGTATGTCTATATCAAACTTATCTATATTATTACTTTTATAAATTAAGGGAAATAAATAATTAATTATATATACAGTATGACCACTATTAAAATAATAATTTTTAAACATGTAAATAATAAAATTTTTAATAACTAATTTATTATCTTGTTTTCTATAGGTCTTTAAAACACTTTCATATATAGTTTTAAAATTGGGATCAAATATAATACTTGAGAATGGCAAATTAAATTGAATACCACGATATTTAATTATATCAGGTATATTATTACTATTTTTTATAATTGTAGACATACCCCAATCTATAATTTTTATTCCCTCATTTAGATCTTTATTATTTATTAGTAAATTATTACTCTTAATATCATTATGTATTAATCTTAATTTATTCATTTCTATTATGGCAAATTTTAAAACATTATAGAATTTTTTATTATAAAAAATAAATCTCTTTAAAAAATCTTTTTCATTTGAAATAAAATTAAATAATTCTTCTCCTCCATAGGGTATATTTAAAATTAAAAACTTATCTAAATTTTTATTTATATTATCTTTTGTTATTCCTAAATTTATTAAAGATATACAAGTATCAAATTTATCCAAATCATCTTGTGTTAATTTATTGGGTTTACAAGAAAAAATTTTATTTATTATAAAATAATCATCATAATTTTTTATTTTTAAAATAATAGGTTTGATCTCATTATTTAATTTTTCTTCTTTTTCGACTTCACTTTTTAATGATAATTTGCTTATACCATTATATTTATTTTTACTATTTTTACATTTAAGTGACGGATAAAAAACACATCCAAAACCACCAGCTCCTATCACTTTTCCAGCAATATTATTATTCATTTATATATAAATTATATATTATTCTCTTGTAGCTAATATGACTATTATAATAATTAAAACAACTAATAATGATAAAAATATTATTTTTTCTCTCCACTTAAATTCTTCCTTTTTAACTTTTGGTTTTGGTTCATAATTTTTATAATAATTTATAATTGCATCACTATATAACATTTGAGGTTTCTCCAAATCTTTATTAATTTTATTATGTATAAAATGCATCCATTTAGTAAAAGATTCTCTTGAATCTAAATAAGGTAAAACAGGATAGGCATCTAATAGTTTAGAGAGATTTTTTCCCATTTCTTCATTAGGTATTAACATTGGTAACAAATTTATAAAGTTATAATATCTTTTTTTAACTGTTTCATTGGGTTTTAAAGGATAACATATAGTAATTGTATGTAAAACAAACCAATAGTGAGGTCCCCAAACTTCAGCATCTAAATTTTCAAAATTAATTAATTTCATTTATTATTGGATTATATTTAAATAATATAAAAACTACAATTTATATTATTTATCGATAGATGAAAAATTATAACTTTTGCAATAACTGCGGAAAATTGGGACATTTATTTCATCAATGTAAAATGCCAATTACTTCGATAGGAATAATAGCATTTAGAATTAACGATGAAAACCAAATAGAATATTTACTAATTAGACGAAAAGATAGTTTAGGTTTTGTAGATTTTTTAAGAGGAAAATATTTACCTAATAATAAAGAATATATAATTAGTTTATTGAATAAAATGACAATTTATGAAAAAGAATTTATATTAAATGCAGAATTTTCTGAATTATGGAATCATTTATGGGGAGAGAATGTTGGAATACAATATAGGAGTGAAGAAAAAAATTCACTAGAAAAATTTAATCAATTAAAAACTGGAATTGAATTGGAAAATTCAGAAAAATATAATTTAAAAGATTTAATTGAAGAAAGCAATAATGAATTTTATAATTATTTAGAACCTGAATGGGGTTTTCCAAAAGGAAGAAGAAATTATCAAGAAAAGGATATAACTTGTGCATTAAGAGAATTTGAGGAAGAAACTGGTTTTGATAAAAGTGATCTAAATATTATTCAAAATATATTACCAATTGAAGAAATTTATACTGGTTCTAATTTTAAATCTTATAAACATAAATATTTTATTGCTAATATTTCCAATAATTCTTTTCCTAAGTCAAATTTTCAAGAATCTGAAGTAAGTAGAATAGATTGGAAAAAATATAATGATACCATTAATCATATAAGAAAATATAATTTAGAAAAAATAGATTTAATTAAACAAGTTAATAAAATATTAGAAAGATATAACTTATATTCATAATATATAAGATGGTTACTAAAAGATCTAATAGAAAAAAAGTTATTTCAACCCAAAAAAAAAATTATAATGGAGGATCTACGCCAAATGCATCTCAAAAAATTTCTATAGAAAGTGGATCATCATTAAGTTCTAACAGTTCTAATAGTTCTAATAGTTCTAATAGTTCTAATAGTTCTAATAGTTCTAATAGTTCTAATAATTCCAAATCTGATAATGAAGAATCCTTAAATTTATCTGAATTATCTAGTGTAGAGTCTTCTCCTAATCAAAGTGTTGAGAGTAAACCTACTTTGGCTGAATCTTTAACTAAAGATTTATCTAAACTTAGTAAGTCAATTGGTGATTCTGTTCAATCTATGATTTCTGGTAAGCCCAAAGAGGAAGATGCTGAAGATTCTAAACCTATTGAAGATTCTAAACCTATTGAAGATTCTAAACCTATTGAAGATTCTAAAGCTATTGAAGAATCTAAACCTGTTGAAAAAGAAACAATACAATCACAGCCAAAAAAAACATTATCTAAATTTGGAGAAACACTAAATCCAAAAATTTTTATAACTCCAAAAAAAAAATCTTTAAAAGAAAGCGTAAAAGAAGATGAAGAAAATCCTTTAAAAAAACTATATCAAGATATTGATAAATCTAGCGATAAAAAGAAAAGTTTTAATGAATTTTTAGAAAAAAAAGAATTGATGAATAGAGAGGAACTTATATCTAATAAGGACTATCAATTTTTATATCCATCTTTAGATGACCCTAATTTCAATATTAAAATCGCTGAAAGAAAAGAATTTTATGATACAAAAACTAATATTCAAATTAAAGATGTAAAAGAAGAAGCTGATAAAATTTGTAACATAGTTCCTGAGCTAAATCCTCACCAACAATTCGTTAGAAATTTTTTATCTTTTTCAACACCATACAATAGTCTTTTATTATATCATGGTTTAGGAACAGGAAAAACTTGCGCTGCAATTTCTGTAGCTGAAGAACAAAGAGATTACTTAAAACAGTTAAATTTAAATCAAAGAATCATAGTTGTAGCTTCACCTAATGTACAGGAAAATTTTAAATTACAATTATTTGATGAAAGAAAATTAGAGCTTATTGATGGGTTATGGAATATAAAAAGTTGTTTAGGAAATAAATTTATAAAAGAAATTAATCCAACTAATTTAATTGGATTATCAAAAGATCAAGTAATAAAACAAATTAAAAATTTAATTAATAACTATTATCTATTTTTAGGATATATTGAATTTGCTAATTTTATACAAAAAAAATCTAATTTACCAGGTGATCCTAATCCAAAAAAAATTGCTAGATCTTTAAAGAAATTTTTTAATAATAGATTAATTATTATTGATGAAGTTCATAATATTAGAATTAGTGATGATAATCAAAATAAAAGAGTGGCTCAAGAATTATTTAAATTAGTCACTATGGTAGATACTCTTCGTTTATTACTATTATCAGCAACACCTTTATATAATTCTTATAAAGAAATAATTTGGTTAGTAAATTTAATGAATTTAAATGATAGACGTTCTCAAATTAGAGTAAAAGATGTATTCGATAGTCAAGGAAATTTTTTAGAAAAAGATGGTGAAGAAATTGGAAAAGATTTATTAATAAGAAAAGCTACTGGTTATGTTTCATATATAATTGGAGAGAATCCATATAGTTTTCCATATAAAATATGGCCTATGCAATTCTCTCCAAAAAATTCTTTTATGGGAGATGATCAAACTATAAAAGACTATCCTACTATTCAATTAAATGAAAAAAAAATTGTGCAACCTTTAGAATATTTAGATGTATATAAAGAAAATATAGGTGAATATCAAAATAAAGTTTATGAATATATTATCTCTCAACTTAAAAATCAAGTTGAAAGCAATCAACAACTACCTAATTTTGATAATATGGAAAGTTTTGGTTATATTGCATTACAAAAACCTCTAGAATCTTTAAATATGACTTATCCTTTAAAAGCATTAGATGAATATATATCTAATGATGATTTATCATTAGATAGTAAAGAATTAGTAGGTAAAAGTGGGTTAAGTAGAATTATGAAATATACATTATCTACCTCTCCACCATCCAGATCAAATTTTTCTTATAAAGATCTTGAATTTGGAAGAATATTCTCTCCTGACGAAATAGGTAAATATAGTCAAAAAATTAAACAAATATGTAATGCAATAAAAAATTCTACTGGTATTGTACTTATCTATTCTCAATATATAGATGGAGGAGTATTACCGGTAGCTTTAGCTCTTGAAGAAATGGGATTCTCAAGATATGGAAATACTCCATCATTATTTTCTGATGGTTCTATTGAACGAATAGATGCAAATCAATACTTACCTGAAAAAGAAATTGATAAAAAAGATTTTAATCCTGCTCAATATATTATGATAACTGGAGATAAATATTTATCTCCTGATTCAACAAATGATATTAAAGCTGCCACTTCTATTGAAAATAAAAATGGTGAAAAAATTAAAGTTATATTAATCTCTCAAGCTGGAAGTGAGGGTATTGATTTTAAATTTATACGACAAGTCCATATATTAGAACCTTGGTACAATATGAATCGAATTGAGCAAATTATAGGAAGAGGTGTTAGAAATTGTAGTCATAAAGATTTACCTTTTATTGAAAGAAATGTTGAAATTTTTTTACATTGTACACTTTTACCTAATAAAAATGAAGCAGTCGATTTGTATGTTTATAGATTAGCTGAATTTAAAGCTGTTCAAATAGGTTCTGTGAACAGACTTTTAAAAGAAATAAGTGTTGATTGTATATTAAATATCAGTCAAAATAATTTTAATGCAGATGTTTTAAATCAAATAGTCAAACAAAAATTATCTAATGGAAATTTAATTGACTATCAAGTAGGTAATAAACCTTATACAGCTATTTGCGATTATAAAGAAAGTTGTTCATATATTTGTAAACCTGATAGTAAAATTAATAAAGATGATTTAAATACTTCAACTTATAGTGAATCTTTTATAATAATGAATAATGATAGAATTATTGAGAGAATTAAAAATTTAATGAAAGACAAGTACTTTTATTATAAAGATGATCTTATTAAAAAAATCAATTTATATAAAGAATATCCCATTGAACAGATTGATTATGCTTTAACCCAATTAGTAAATGAAAAAAATGAGTTTATTGTTGATAAGTTAAATAGATTAGGACATCTAATAAATATAGAAGATTTATATGTATTTCAACCTATAGAATTAACTAATGAAAATATTTCAATTTATGATAGAAATAGGCCAATTTCTTATAAAAGAGATCAAATTTATTTGGAATCTAAAAGTTTAAATAATTTATTAACTTTAAAAGATGATAAGATTAGCAATGAACCTACTGCTAAAATATCTGATGAAAAATTAGAAAAATTAGAAGATTCTGAAGCTAATAAAATTATTACTCATTTAAAAAAATTATATGATACCTCCACTCAAGATCAATTAGTATTGAGAGGAGAAAAAAATTTTTATAAATATTATTCATTAGTTTATAATGAACTATCAAAAACTATATCTAAAGATTTGTTAGACGATTTTCTTATTGCTCATTTATTAGAAATGTTATCCTATGATGATAGTTTAATATTGGTTAATTATTTATTTTATTTAAGTTTAAATGATTTTGAAAAAAAACTAAAAAAATATTACGAATCACAAATACTGACAAATGGCAAAATTTCTGGTTTATTAATAACTGATAAAGATAAACAAAAATTAATTATTAAAAATGCTAGATTTTTTACTTTGGCAGAAAGTGAAGATTATGTGGATTTACAACAACCAATTAAGTCATTAATAATTAAAATTGAAGATTTTAATAATATTGTAGGCTTTATTGGAGACTTTAAGAATGATTATAATATATTTAAAGTAAAATTTTTAAATAAGAAACGACACAAAGGTGCTAGATGTGATCAGTCTTCTAAAAAAGAAGCGATTGAGGTTTTAAATAAAATTTTAGAAAATGAAACATTTACATCAGCTAATACATCAAGTATGAATCAAATTCAAATCTGTATATATCAAGAAATGTATTTAAGATATTTTGATTATCTAAAGAAAAATAATAAACATTGGTTTCTTACTCCAAGTCAAGCAATTGTAAATAATATTGAAAAAATATCTAATATTTAACCATTTTAATTTTATTTTTTTTTAAATATTTGTCAAAAAAAGTTATAAAAATTTTGTGAAATATAAAAAATATTAACAAGGTTATTAATAACATTATAACAAAATCTCTTATCATAAAAGGAATTCCTAATGGATTATTAAAATAATTTCTTGTAAAATTATCATTAATATCAATATCTTTTTTATCTATATTGACTGCTCCTTTTAAATTTTCATCAAAATCATTATTAAATATTATTTTTTTATTAGTTTCATTAAAATATTTATTCATTATATTATTATCTATTTTTTTATTTTTTCTTGTATTTAATTAAAATTGAAAAAAAATAAAGAAACTTTCTATATATATATATGGCTTCTTTGAGTACTACTGAAAAAAAAAATCTTCCAACCAAAAAAAAAATAATATCAAATGATATATTTGTATCTTCAATTATTTCAAAAAGAATAACTATTAATTTTAATCAAGTTGATCAAAATATTAAACAAAATTTACTTAAAAAATTACAATTTGATTTTGAAGGAAAATGTAATATTGAGGGTTTTATTAAAAATAATAGTATTTCTATTATTAGTTATTCATGTGGAGTTTTAAAAGGAGAATCTATCTCATTTGATGTAATTTTTGAATGTCAAGTTTGTTTTCCTGTAGAGGGAATGATTATAACTTGTAAGGTTAAAGATATTACTAAAGCTGGTATTAGAGCTTTATTACCTAATGAAGATAAAACACTAATGATCTTTATTGCAAGAGATCATCATTATAATTCTCAAAAATTCTCTCAAATTAATGTAGATGATGAAATTAAAGTTAAGGTTTTAGGGCAACGATTTGAACTGAATGATCCTTTTATTTCAGTTATAGCTGAATTATACGAATCAAAAGATTTAATTGATAAAAGTAAATCTAAAACTAAAGGAAAACCAAAATTAGTATTAAAATCTAAAAAATAAATTTACTTAAATATATTTTTATATTTAAAAATAATGGACATTCAAGATTTAAATAAATTAAAAACTAAAATTGAATTATTAGATAAAAAAGATCAAATTAATGTATTACAAGTATTTAAAAAACATAATAATATTTTACTTAACGAAAATTCTAATGGTACATTTATTAATATAACTGATATTGATAAACTATTATATGATGAGTTATTAAAATACATTTCTTATATTGAAATGCAAAAACAATATATTAACAAAGATGAAGAGAAAAAAAATATGTTAGAAGAAACTTATTTTAAACTTCAATAATTTTTTTTAAATAACTTATTAAAAATAAATTTTTTAATAATTTAATGATAAAAATTCCAGAATTTATTGAGGCACGTAACATTTCTGTCGATCCTTTATCTTTTAATATTCCTAAACTAATTATACAAACTTATAAAAATAACCTTATTCATAAAAAAATTTTTGAAAATATTAACTATATATTAAATTTAAATCCTGAATATAGTTACCGTTTAATTACCGATGAAATTGGTAGATCTTTAATTATAAAAAATTTTAATAAAGATATTTTAGATGCATTTGATAAATTAGAGATTGGATCAGCAAAAGGTGATTTTTTAAGATATATTGCTATTTATTTATATGGAGGAATTTATTTAGATTTAGATAGTTCAATATCTGATAAGATTGATAAATTTATTGACCATAAATTAGATCACTATTTGATTTGGGATAATCTATCTAATTTTATTAATACTCCTTTAATATCAAAACCTTATAATCCTATTATTTTTAAACTCATTAATGAAGTAGCTAAAAGAATAAATAATTATGAACAAAATATATTTTTAGCAACTGGACCAACTGTATTTACAGATATAATTTATCAAGATATAACTAACATATTTGTATATGATACAAAATCTAATGTTTCTATCAGTGAGAGAAATGATTTATGGATTAAAAATAAAATTTATAAAAATGGTATAATTCAACATCAAAGCTATTTTCCTTTTAAATTTTATATGGATAATTATGATGAAAGTTATTTATATCCAAATAATGATAAATATATTTGCACATTTAATGAACCTACACCATTTTTATATAAACATATACACATAGGTAGTAGTAATGAAAATACAAAAATAATAAAATTAAATAAAGAATATAGACCCGATACTAAGTTAATTTTTTTACATAAATATCCTGATAAATTTATATACTCTTTCCAAGATAATTTTTTACATATTAAAAGAATTGACGAAGATACTGGATGGGGACAAGATTTAATAGGTTACCTATAAATTAACTTAAATTACAATTTAGAAATAAATTAATAATAAAATTTATCATAATGTTAAATTTAGAACCTTTTATGTTAACAAAAAATAATTTAAATAAATATTATTTTTTGTCTGAAGAATCTTTTAAAAATCTAAATTATAAACCAGATAAAGTTAAAATTAATAACAAAAAAATATTGAATGAAAATAACTTTACTATTGATAAAGAAGATAAACTATTTTGGAGTTTTTATATTTTTTTAAATGGGTATGATGAATACTATTTGATAAAAAATTTTTTTATTACAGAAAAAAATATTAAGATTGATAATATTATTAAAATAAGAGAAAATAAAGATATACTAAAATCTCATAAGATAGTTAAATCAGTTATTGAAAATGAATTGGCTAATGAAAAAAAAATTTCAATTCTTACATTGAATGCATTAGCTCTAATTTATAAATTAAATATATTATATATAAAAAATAGATTTATATATGTAATGAATTATAGTGAGGTTCCTTTAAAAGAATGTAAAAATATTATAGAAGAAAAAAAAGATAAACAAATTTATTTAATTAATTTGGAACCTGAAATTATTGATCAAGTATTAAATAATTATTATATTATTGATAACATTAATAAACCATTTAATGCAATTAGTTATTATAAAATTCAGGATTTAATTAATATAGCTAAAAAATTAAATTTAGATATTCAAAATAAGAAAAAAGTTGATTTATATACTGAAATTAATAATTTATTAATTTAATTTAATAAAATTGAAAAACATATTACAATATAAATATAATAACAAAATATATATATGTCGCAAACTTATAAAAAAAAATCTCCCAGTGTTGAAAAAAAAGAAACATCTGAAAAAATTGATATTTTACTAGATACTTATTTAGAAAATATTTTTAAATTATCTGAATCTAAAAATCTTGAGCTTGAGATTAGATTTGGAACTCGTAATATTTATCCTATTACAAAAATTGATTATATAAATGTAATTAAAACCTTGATTGGTCAAGGTTTTGAAATTTTGAGAGATGATCTATATCTTTTAAGAATTCAAAATGAATTATTAGATGAAAAGACGGGCCGCAACAAAATTGGAAATATTAGAACTGAGGTAGAAGGTTTATATAATATTGAAGACTATTGTAAAAAAAATAATATTTTGTCATTATTGGCTAATGGTCACGTATCATTTACACAAAAATCTTATTTGTCTAATAAAGATGACATTTTATATCCAGTCAATCAAGATGATTTTAATTTTAGAATGTCATTACAAATAGAAAATAATTTATCTGAATCTTCAGAAGATGTGCAAAGAATAATTACATCTTGGAATGATAATAAAAAAGTATTTAGATTTTTAAAAAGAGCTAGATTAGTTCATAAAGATTTACCAGTTTTTGTAGATTTAAGTATTGTTAAAACTTCAAAAAAAAATAAACAATATTATGTACCTGAATTTGATTTTAAAAGTGCTGATGTTTTAAATCAAAATGAACATTTTGAAATTGAATTAGAAGTTGATAATCAAAAAATTGCTGATGTTCCTATTTTTCAAAATAAAACTGAATTATTAGCAAGTATTAAAAAAGCTATAAAATTTGTTTTATGTGGCCTACAACAATCAAATTATCCTATTTCTTATTTAGAACAAGATAAAGTAATTCATGAATATTTAAAAATTATTAAAGATGCTGATTATAAAGAATCTTTTATACCTAATCCTAAAGATTTTATTGGACCATCTAGTTTAACCTTACAGATGCAGAATATTATTAGTTTAGATGTAAAACAAGATAGTGATTCTATAATACCTAATATTAGAAAAGGATATACTGTTACTGATAAAGCTGATGGTCTTAGAAAACTTTTATTTATTAATCAAACTGGTTTGATATATTTCATAAATACTAATCTTAAGATTGAATTTACTGGCTATTTTAGTGAACAATCTGATTTATTTAATACTATCCTTGATGGAGAACATATTACAAAAAATAAAAAAGGGGAAGATATTAATTTATTTGCATCATTTGATATTTACTTTTTAAATAATAAAAATATTACTCTTTTAGGATTTATATCTCCTGAAGGTAGTGAAAAAACTACACAAAGTCGTTTATCTATTTTAACATCTCTTATTAAAAAATTAAAATTTTCATCTCGATTTAAACAAACTGTACCTTTAAGAATTGAACCTAAAAAATTTTATACTGAAACTCCTTCTCAATCAATTTTTAAAGCATGTAACATTATTCTCTCTAATATTAATGAAGGACTTTCTGAATATGAAACAGATGGTTTAATATTTACTCCCAAATTTATGGCTGTTGGTCAAGATAAAATTGGACTACCAGCTCCTAAGTTTAAAACTACTTGGATTCATTCATTTAAATGGAAACCTCCTGAATTTAATACTATTGATTTCTTAGTTACTATTAATAAAGATTCATTGGGTCAACCTATAATCAAAAATATATTTCAAAGTGGATTAGATACAAAAAAAGATGCACAATTATCAACTTATCAAACAGTTACATTGAGAGTAGGTTTTGATGAAAAAAAACATGGATATATTAATCCTTGCGAAAGTATTATTAATGATCAATTACCAAAAGATCGAGAAATTGAAAATACTGATCCTTATAAACCTGTTCAATTTTATCCTACAAATCCAACAGATAATAATGCCGGAATCTGTAATATTATGTTACAAAAAGATAAACTAGATGAATTTAAAATGTTTACTGAAGAAAATGAAGTTATTGAAGATTTTACTATCGTTGAATTTAGATATGATTTAAATAGAGAAGATTTTTGGAAATGGGTACCACTAAGAATTAGAACTGATAAGACTGCAGAATTAAGAGCTGGTCAAAAAAATTATGGAAATGCTTATCACGTTGCAAATAGTAATTGGCATTCAATACACAATCCAATTAGTGAAGAAATTATTACTTCTGGAGAAAATATACCTTTCCAAATTGGAGACGATGATATTTATTATAATAAATTTAAAGGTCAAAAAAATCTTACTAGAGGTCTTAGAGATTTTCATAATTTATTTGTTAAAAATTTACTTATTAAAGCTGTATCTGTTCCCGGCAATACATTAATTGATTTTGCTGTTGGAAAAGGTGGAGATTTACCAAAATGGATTGGATCTAAATTATCTTTTGTATTAGGAATTGATATTTCAAGAGATAACATTGAAAATCGTTTAGATGGAGCGTGTGCAAGATATCTTAATTATTATAAAAATTTTCAACAAATGCCCTCTGCATTATTTGTACAAGGTAATAGTACTGTAAATATTAAAAATGGTGATGCTCTTATCACCGAAAAAGGTAAACAAATTGTTAAAAGTATTTTTGGAGAAGGACCTAAAGATGCAAAACAATTAGGTCAAGGAGTATATAAAAATTATGGCATAGCTAAGAGTGGCTTTAATATTAGTTCTATACAATTTGCAATTCATTATGTTTTTGAAAGTATATTAACATTAAATAATTTTATTAAAAATGTTGCTCAATGTACACAATTGAATGGCTATTTTATTGGAACTAGTTACGATGGAAATACAGTATTTAAAGAATTAAAATCTAAAAAAATTGGTGAGAGTTTATCTATATTTGAAGATGAAACTAAAATTTGGGAAGTTACTAAACAATATGATAATTCTGAATTTGAAAATAATAGTAATTGTCTTGGATTAGCCATTGATGTTTTTCAAGCTTCAATTAATAAAACATTTAGAGAGTATCTTGTTAATTATGATTATTTGGAAAGATTACTTGAAAATTATGGTTTTGTACCTATTTCTAATGAACAAGCTAAAGATTTTAATTTACCCTCTTCTGTCGGTTTATTTAGTCAACTATATTTTCAAATGAATAATGATATTAAAAGAGATAAACGTCTTAAAAATGCTTTTGGTCAAGCTCCTAATATGACTGATAAGGAAAGACAAATTTCATTTTTAAATAAATATTTTGTTTTTAAAAAGGTTAGACAAGTTGATATTGAAGCTGTTTACACAGAATTAATTAATAAATCTCCTGATGATGATATTTTAGATATTGAACAAACTATCGCCGCTCAAAAAGAATTGGAACAACAAGAATTAAAAACTGAAACATTAAAATCCATTTCTGAGAAAAAATCCACTACAAAACCTACAACAGAAACTGATGTTAAAAAGGAAACATTAACTATTAAACCTTCTAAAAAAGTATCTATCTCTAAAAAACCTAAAAGTGCTGAAAAAACTGAACTAATAGAAGATCTTACTATTAAAGAAAAAACTATTAAAACACCTACTGAACCCCCTACTGAACCACCTACCGAACCTTCTAAACAAATTGAAGAAATTAGTGTTAAAGAAGAATTAACTCCTAATATCTCAACAACAATTGAAGAAGTTAAGACTACAAAACCAAAAACTAAAACTAAAATTACAATTAAAACTAAAAAAGCTCAATAAATAAAAAAGTATATTTAATTAAAATCAATTAAATATACTTATACAATATAATATAGTTATGACCTTTTTTTTATTACCAAAATTATATAATAAAATTAATACTGATATCATTAATTTAACTTTTGATGATGAAGTTGAAAATGTTGATTATTTAAGTAAATCTCTAAAATTTTATTTAAATTCTATGAAAAAAAAAATAGATGACATAATTTTAGATTGGGACATATATAAAAAATATACTAATCCATTTGAATACATTCATTCTATAATATCTCCTCAACAAAAAATTAGTATATCTAAATTAAAACCTTTATCCAGATCCTTTTATAAAATGATCGAACTATATAATTTATTTAATTTTTCTGAAGATTATATGCAAGAAATAAAATCTTTTCATCTTGCTGAAGGTCCTGGTGGTTTTATAGAAGCTTTTATTTTTATTCGAAAAAATCCAAAAGATATTCATTATGGAATGACTTTAATTAGTGAAGATCAAAATATTCCTTCATGGAAAAAAAGTAAATTATTCTTACAAAAACATAATAACATTAAAATAGAATATGGAAAAGATAATACAGGTGATTTGCTTTCAAAAGAAAATTTATTATATTGTTTAGAAAAATACAATAATTCTATAGATATAGTTACTGGTGATGGAGGATTTGATTTTTCCGTTGACTTTAATAAACAAGAAGAATTTTCTATTTATTTAATATTTGCACAGATTGCTTTTGCTTTAGCTATTCAAAAAGAAAATGGTTCTTTCATTATTAAGATGTTTGATTTATTTACTTCTGCTAGTTTAGATCTTTTATATTTGTTATGTTCTTGTTATGAAAAAGTTTATATTGTAAAACCTAATACTAGTAGATTTGCTAATTCTGAAAAATATATAGTTTGTAAAAACTTTAAATTAAATAATTCTAAAAATATTGTATTAAAATTAGCTGAATTTTATGAAGCTATCAATAATGAAAAACCTATAAAAAGATTTTTAAATATTGAAATTCCTTATCTATTTAAAAATAGGGTTGAAGAGTTAAATGCTATTTTTGGACAACAGCAAATTGAAAATATTAATTTAACATTCAATATAATTGAAAGTAAAAATACAGATAAATTAGAATTATATAAAAGAAATAATATTAATAAATGTATAGTTTGGTGTCAAAAATTTAATATTCCTTGTAATAAACACCTTTTAATTCCTAATAATACTGATGAAGAACAAATGATTCCTACTTTAACCTAATTGATTTTTACTAAAATTTACAAAATTATCAAATTGTTTACGCTTTAAATTACCAAATCCATTATTAACAATATTTTCATAAGTGTTATTTAGTAAATCTATCATACCTTTTTCTTTTATAATATTTGGTATATCTTCTAATTTACCACTACCCAAATAATCTGCTCCATTATGGAAAAATACTGCCAAACAATTATGATTATCTTTTATCTCTCCACATTGAAAATTCATAGGTAAAGCATTTTGTAATTCTTCCTTTGTACATTTTTTAAATAAAAATAAATCTATTTCATCATTTTCTGTTAAAAATATGTAAGCTCCATTTTCCATATTTTTATATATTTAAATAAATCTTATTTATTTAAATATAATTATTATATTGTTTATATAAATGAAGTACATATTTTATATAAGAAAAAATACACAATTTGCTTCTATTAGTTCAGGTAATTTTTGTCATCTTTTTTGGGGACATTTTTGTGCAACATTTACTTTATTAAGAAATTATTTTGAAGAATTAGATAAATCAAATTCATATGATAACATATTTAATAAAGATATACAATTAATATTTGAGTGGAAACCAAATGGATATTTGTTATTAGAGGGTCTTTATAAAATATTCTACAAAAATAAAATTTTATTTTTAGCACCAAATAATATTCTTAATAACACCGCTATTACACTTAATTTTGATGATAATAAATATGAATATACTCGAGGTTTAATACGTGGTTATAATTTTTTAAAATATATTAATTCTGGTTCTGAAATTCTACGTAAAAGATATCAAAAGAATAATGATAAATGCCTTGTTTATAATACAAGAAGTAAAGGGAGACGTGCAATAAATGATGATGGTATTATAAATATTCTTAGAAAATTTTGTGAGGAAAAAAAATATATATTTAAACTTATTGACACTGGGCGTTTATCATACGAAGAACAATTATCTATTATGTCTAATACAGATATATATATATATATTATCACGGAGCAGCAGGTGTATTTAAATCATTACTTCGAGATGATGCATTAATTATAGAATTTCAACCAGGTAATAGTTGGCATACAGGATTTCTACTTGTTGAAGATTACCAAAGAAGTACTCATATTTTAACTACTACTAATCAATTACAATCTGAAGTTGGAAGTTTACCTAACTTAAAACCAGATATTAATTATCCTGATACAATTCCTCTTTTTGAATTATCTAATTCAAAAAATATTTGGAGTAATAATAGAGAAATTTCGAGAAAAATTAATTTTGACAGAATTTTACAAATTTTAAATTTTGCAACAAATAATAATGAACTATCTAAGAGATTAAATATTATTAACTATAGTAATTCTGTTCATTGGTTAAAAGATATATATAATGGTATAGGTTTTCATTGTATTGAAGAAGATTAATGATTGTTCCATCTCCTTTTTCCATTATTAATTTTATAAAACTGATTATGCTATTATCTTATTTTAAAAACATTTATTTTTATAAGACCATAATTACATATTTTAAAAATGAGACCATTATGGTTTGGTAAATTTTTAAAATAATAAATCTAAAAAAAAATATTTTTCAATTCTCCAATCGAATTTTGAAAATTGGACAAACTTTTCTTGTCCATTTTTTAAAAATCCCTTTAAAAATTTCTTAAAAAAACTTATTTTTTCATTTTAGACCTTAATGGTCTTATTTCTATATTTAAAATTTTAAAAGTGTTACCATAAAATTTTTATATATTTTTTAAAAACTATTTAGGCATTTTTTTATGTAGTCTAAATATACTACAAATGGCAACAAAAAACTTGCAAAAAAATGCAAAGAAATTTGTCTGCGAAAAATGTGACTTCATTTCGTTTAATAAAAATAATTTTGATAAACATCTTGAGACCAAAAAACACAAAAATAATGAAATGCTACAAAATACTACAAAAATCTTGCAAAAAAGTGCAAAAAAATATATTTGTGAATGTGGAAAAGAATATTCGCATCATTCAAGTCTATATAAACATAAAAAAACGTGTAAAAAAGATGAAATTATAATAACAGATAATAATGAAGATGAAGAAATTGATTATAAAAAAATGTTGAAAACAGCAATGGAAGAGAATGCCAAATTAATTGGACATATTGGAGAATTGATTCCAAAAGTAGGAAATGGAAATACAAATATTAATAATAATCAAAAAATTAATATAAATATATTTTTAAATGAAGAGTGCAAAGATGCTTTATCAATAGATCAATTTATAGATAAAATTAAAGTTAGTATGGACAATTTATTATTAACAAAAGATAAAGGAATAAATGAAGGAGTAGCAGATATTTTTATAGAAAATATGAATAAATTATCCATCAAGGAGAGACCAATGCATTGTACAGATCCCAAAAGAGAGGTTTTGTATATTAAAAATGATGGTTGGGAAAAAGACATAAATAATGATGGTTTAAAGGAAGCTTTAAAGAAAATAAGCTATAAACAAAGTAAAAGTTTAGATAAATGGACAGAAGCTCATCCAAATTATTTAAATAATGAAAAAGAAAGAGAAGAATATATTCAATTAATTAATTCTGCAACCGATGAATTAGATCTTAAAGAAAATAAAACTATTAAAAAAATATGTAATAATATTCATTTGAAAAATTAAATAATTATATAAAATATATAAAAATAAATTTAAATATATTTTATATGCCTTTTATTTTACCAACTTTGATGTTATTAGAAAGAGCTCCCTTAATTCAAAGTAATCTTTCAAGAAGAGTAAAATTTTTAAAAAATATTTTTTATTTTAGAGTTTCTTCTTATTTTTCTTTTTTCTTAATTAATCAAATAACTTTTTTACTATAATAATTAGTATTAAAATTTTTAATTTTAAAAAAAATTGAAATGCTTTTCTCAGGATTAATAGAGAGTGTGAAAGGATGCAAAATAAGAGTGAGCTCAGCATTCGTGAACGAAAACAAAGTGTTAATAATCATAAAGTAGATAGAAAGAAAATGAAGCAACAGGAGAGATTCAATTTAAAGAAGAATGATCCTATTAAGTTTCAAAAAATTGCAAATAGTCGTCGTGGTGGAGTATCGAGGTGGAGAGATTAAGTTAATTAATTCTCTCAAAAAATTTTATTTTTTTGGCATAATTACTATATGATAAATAAAGTATAGTAATTAAAATTAATTTATTGAATGAATAATTAATGCTACATTTTCGTGATGATAACCACACATACCAGTTGGTGTTCCATTCATTCCAATCCATTCATAATCTACTTTATTTTCAGTGATAAATTCATAAAATGCTTTGAGTTCTCCTGTATCTCCGTCAAAACCAGGATAATTTACTAATTCATCAAATACAATAATACAATCTTTATCAATATAATCCTTTAAATTATTTAAAATACATTTTGTAGAACTATATAAGTCGGCATCTATATGAATGAAAGAAACTTTTTTATTTTGATTTTTTATAAAATTAGGTAATGTATTATCAAACCATCCTTTAATTAATTCTACATTGTTATTTACATTTGGTAATTTACCATTTCTATTAAATGCACCTTTCCCAAAACCATCCCTCCATTTTTCAGGCAATCCTTCAAAACTATCAAATCCATAAACTTTATCATTTGTAAATTTTGAAATATAATTAATTGTTCTCCCACTTGCTACTCCAAATTCTAACCATAATGTATTAGGTTTATGTTGTAATTTTAAATTTTCAAATACATATTTAAGTGGAATATGTATTAACATTTGGAATATTTTGAATTATACTTAACATCTATTATAATAATATTCAATATTTTTTTCATTGATGAATTAAATTATTATAAAATCGGGATTTTCTCTCAAAAAAATTTAAATTTTTTTTATCAATTATGCTAAATAAAATTTATTTTTAGAGTATAAATAAATATACATATAAAATATCATGATGTATCCTTACCAAATGGATGGAATGGAAGATTTTGGAAATGTTTTAAAAAAAAGTGGAGAGAATATAAATAATGAATTTAAAAAGATAGAAATTACAGTTGCAGGAAAAAAGAGATCATTAGAAATGAAAAATAATTGGATAGTACAAAAGAAATTAAAAATAAAAGATGATAAAGAAACACTTGAAATTTTAGAAAATTTAAATAAAAGATTAAAAATTACTTAAGCATTTTTGCAAAAAATCCCGTAGTTTTATTTTTAACTTTTCTTTCTTTACAAGCTCTAACTCCAAATATAAATTTAACAAAGTCGAATTTATTTCCATATTGTTTCTTTTTATGAATAACAAAAGTAGAAAAACCAATAGTAAGTACAACTACAACCGCAAATGCTAAGTATGTACTAATTGAATCTAAATTTTTAATTAAAGATGAATAATGTTGATCATCTTGTTTATTATTATCTTTAATTTTTGAATTATAATATTTCATGTAGATATGTAAAACATATATAGTTAAGATTAAAAAGAATACAATAACAGTATATCTAACTGTCATTTTAGTAAAAACAATTAAAAATAAGTAAATTAAAAATGCATTTCTAAAATGTACTAAAGGTGGGTTACTTCCATCATCAAGAAAAGAACTAGTAAATAAAACAACAATAAAATAGGTAAATTGTCTAGCCCAAACATTATTTTGTAATAGATCTTGTAATGGACACCCTAATAATTTAAAGCCAACACTACCCATTAATGCTAAAAATACAAGAAAAATACTGTCTATTGGTCCTTTTAATGTTGTATTCATTTGTAAATATATATATATTTACAAAAAAATTAACAACCAGCGCAATCGGATGCAAATACACATTGATCAGGACCAATTCCTGGTCTTTGACAACCATACTCATTATTTCCAGTTAGAACGCAACCTTCTTTACATACAGGAGAGAACCAAGTGAAAGGATTATACCATGTATAATAGTATAAGGGAGGAGGAGGTGGAGGTGGATAATAATAACTACTTACATAGTAAGGTGGGGGAGGTCTATATCTATAACCCCAATTGTTTCCATACCATGTTCTTTGAGGATAATGTAAATGTCTTCGTCTTCTAAGAGGTCTTCTATTTCTGTGACCTCTAAAATTTTCTACAAAAAAATCTTGTTGTTCTTTTAAAAGTGAATTATTTTCTTTATAAAAATCGATATGCTGTATATCTTCTAATTGTTTAGGATGTAAATTGTGAAAATTTATGCGAGCATATTTATTTTTATTAATTAAAAATATTATAAAAAAAATACCAAATACTGATATAAAAGCTAAAAATAATAACCATATTATTTTCTTTAAATCATATTTATATTTCATATATATAATTATATTATAATAATTTATTCAGCATTCTTAACAATAGACATTAAACAATTACCACTTTCGACAATGCTATCATAACCCTGTTGAATTTCAGTAATAATGGTTTCTAGTTTTTGAACTTCTTGTTCAGATTCAGAAATTTGAATTTCAGTAGAATTTAATGTCTCTTGTTGTTCTAAAATAATAGCTTTAATTTCAACAGATTGTTCTTTTTTTGTTTCAATTTCTTTTATTAATGATTCTTTTTTTTTACTAAATGCTTCTAATTTCTCGGAAATAATTTCTAAAATATTCTCTCTTTTTGAAGGGATACTGGTGGAAGGCATTATATTAAAATAAAATAATTAATTAGAGAAATTTAAACGTTAAAGTTAATCTTTTACGAAATATGTTAGAGATATATTTTAAAAATATAAAAAATAATAAATTATTTATAATTTCAAAAGCATAAATATCTTTATTTTTTAACTTAATTATTTTAAAATTTAAAAAGTCATTCCAAGTTTTTTCTCCTCTTAATGGAATTATTATGGTAAGGAATTCTGATATTAAATTAGTTAACAGAGAAGAATTTAAATTTCTATTTAAACTAGTTTCTTCTTTTGTCCAAAATAAATTTTCCTTAGATCTATATTTTTTAAATTTAGGATTAGCAGAAGTATGAATATCAATATGCCAAGTAGATTTTTCTTTTGACATTTTAATAGCTCCTTTTTTACTAATAAGATAAGCCGCAGTACTTCCACATAATGGATGAATACAATATGTATTATAAGTAGGAAAAGGAGCATCACTATGTAACTGAATAATATCCCAATCTTTATCTAAAATTTGGATATCATTTATTGTATTTTTTAATTTATTTTGAAATAACTCTTTATCAAATTTTGGGAAAGCATCATCTTCCATAATTAAAGTTATTTCTGAATCTAAATTAGTAATATGTAAAGATAATAGAATATGGGATAAACTACAGCCTAGAATAGAATTAGGACAATAATTTAAAGCTTGAGGATTAATCATTTTCTTATATTCTAAGTGTTCATTTTGGATTGCATTAATACCTTTAAATCTATAAACTTCTAAACCAACATTTTCTAAATATGGTTTTTGGTAATTAAAGTTATCTTGATATTTATCTAAATTTATTACAAAAGTTTTCATAATAAATAAATTATATGAAAATATTTAAATTTTAAACTTAACTAATAATTTATGGATCTTCTTGAGATAAGAAAGAAAACATAGAAGTCATAAAGTCTTTAGTTCCAGATGTATTTCCAGCAATTTGATGTCCAGCTTGTTTTAAACTTTTTTCTAATGCATTAATAACATTTTGATTAGCACCTTTTAATGAATCATCATCTTTATTTTTATCAGTTTTTTTCTTAATAGATACATTAGGAGGCATTCCATATAAATATGAAATTAAGTAGGCTAATCCAATACTGGCTAAAATAAAAATTATAGATTTTATAATAGAGGAACCAGTATCATTATTATAGTAAAAGTGATCTGTACAAAATAATATAATTGATAATATAATAGAAGTAACAATAAATTCTGTGAACATTTAATATTAAATAATATTAAAAATTGAGATAAATATATATTTAATTTATTAAATATATATGAGAAAGGTAGCATTAGTTACTGGATCAACAAGAGGAATTGGATTAAATATAGTTCAAAAATTAGCGCAACATAATTATAATGTGATTATAACTGGAAAATCCACAAATGATCCAGTAAGAGGAGATATATATAAAGCAGAAGAATTAATAAAAAAAAAATACAATGTAGATACATTAGCGATACCATTAGATATAAGAAATTTATCTTCAATTGAAAATTGTATTGAAAAGATAAATAATAAGTTTAATAGACTAGATGTTTTGATAAATAATGCTAGTGCTTTATGGTGGACAGATATTCTTTCAACCACTGATAAAAGGTACGATTTAATAAATAATATTAATACAAAAGGGACATTTAATATGACAAGGGAATCATTACCTTTAATGTTAAAAAATAATTCAGGTCATATAATTAATCATTCTCCTCCATTAATAAATGTAGATAAACCCTTTATTTATAAAAATATGACAGCATATATGATAAGTAAATTTGGTATGTCAATGGTAGCAATGGGAGTAGCAGAAGAATTTAAGAATAAAGGAATAGTAGCAAATACAATTTGGCCGAAAACAGCAATAGAAACAGATGCGGTAATAAAAAATAAAGTAGGAACGAGAGAGAATTGGAGAAAACCAGATATAGTTTCAGATGCAATAATAGAAATGTTAAAAGAAGAAAGTATAGAATTTACAGGAAAACAATTAATAGATGAGGAATATTTAAAGAGTAAAGGTGTAAAAAATTTTAGTAAATATAATTGTGTTAAAAATAGTAATCCTATGGATTTAAATAGTCTATTTAAAAAAAATATTAAATAATTATATAAATGGATTTAACAGTTGAAAGTTTAAATTTAGGAGCTGCATTAATATGGAGTTCTATATGGATAATATTTATGTTAGTGCTGGGAAATAAACCATTTTGGTGGGCGATAACAAGTGGAATATCATTTTTTGTTTGGTATGTAATAATAAGTATAATTTTAAGTTTAATATGTAGTAATGGAGGTTATTGTTTTCCATAAAATATAAAATTAATAATTAATTTTTTTTATATTTTGTGATTAATAGTAAATTTACATGTCTAGACTAATAGTATTTTTATCACTTTTTTGTTTTCTTCTACCTCTAGAACTAGGATTTTGATTATTCATTTCTTTTAAGTCTTTAATACTAATAGTGCTATCATCTTTCTCTCCAATATTTACACTTTTAGTTTTTAATCCAGATAATATTGAAGATAAATCTTGAGGACCTTTCATTTCAGGTCTTTTTTGTGGTGGTGCCGCTCTTTCTCTAGTTACATCACCAAATTGATTTTCAATTGAAATTCCAGTATCTCTCATAAAATTCATATTAGGTTTATTATTAGGAATGGATGGTTTTTGTGATTTATTAACTTGAGTTTCAACAGGAGGAGGAGGAGGACCAGTATTAGGAGGTACCTCGTCATCTCTTCCCATAAAATTACTCATAAATCCTCCAAAACCAGGATTATTTTCGCTCATAGTATTAGCAGCAGCTTGAGTAAATTGTTTCATTAATTCAGGATTTTGTTTCATGATATCATCCATACCTGGCATAGAAGATTTAAACATAGTGTTAGTCATATGGATCATTAAAGCAGATCCACCTAATTGGAATAATAGTTTAATTTCAGGAGCCATCTGAGCCTTAGATCTATATTTATCGTGAAGCTCAGCAAAAATTTCATCATAATCATCAATATTTTCATGTACTTGTTCACTCCATCCATCAAGTTTGATGTCAAAAGGATCAAATTTATTATTTAAGAATTCAATACCAGTTAAACAAGCCATTAACATTCTGCCTTGAAATTTAATACTGTTACTTTTTTCTTTTTCAGCCATTATCATTTCATATTCTCCTTGCATTTCATCTAATGATGATTCCATGGAATATTTTTTTGTTAAAGTAATACCTTTTTTTTCAAGAGCTTCTAGTTTTCTTAAAAATTTAAATTTTTCTTTAAGTAACTCTTCTCTGCTCATTTTTGGAGTGGCAGGAATATCAGGATTAGGAATATTATTAAAACTATTAAAACCATCCCAAGTTTTATCATTTTTTTCTTTATTAATATTTTCTACATTTTCAAAATTAACTTTTAATTTTTCATCGGTTTCTTTTGTTAAAGGAATAGTTTTATCAGTATTTTCATTTTCATATGGATTACTTATAGAATTAGTAGAAAAATCAGGTTTAAAAATATCAGATTTAGTAATTTCACTAGTATTAATAGGTTTAACAGAATCAGTTAAATCATTTAATTCATCTTCAAGTTTAGATATATCTTCTAAATCGATATCAGAAGTTGGAGTTTTATTTTGAGATCTCTTTTCATTCATAAGTAATTCAATGCCTCCACCAAAATTGATAGAGGGTTTTGGAGAGTCAGTAGAAATATTTAAAACATCTTGAGAGACTTTATTTATGTCAATTACTTCTGGAACTAGTTCTGCCATTATGATTATATAAGAACTTTTAATTTTAAGTAATACGTATTATATATTTATTAAATTTTTATTTATAAAGAAATAAAAAGCTTGTAAAAAACAATCTGCTAAATCATCTTTTTTTTTATGATTAATAAAAAAAGCTAAATTTTCTTGATTATATTTTAATAATAAATCTTTACAAGTTTCAATAGAAAATTTTTTTCTTTCACTATAAGTTGTTTTTTTTTGTTCAATAAAATATTTAAGTTTATTTTGAGCTGAAATAAATTCGATTTGTTTTAAATTTTTCATAATAAAATATTGAGCAATCATTCCTTGTATAGATTTCATTCGATTTGCGATAGGACTAATTTGATTTTCTATCAAAATATAATTGATATTTGTAAATTTATCAAATAATAGATCGAGAGAATTTTTTAAAGAAATTCCAAGAGTGATTAGATTAAAATCATCAGCTTTTTTTTCTTTGATAGTATCAAAAAAATTATTTTGCATATATTCTTTAATTAAATTTAATAAATTTTCTTTTAAAATTGGACTATTGTAAGATAAATCAAATTCTATAGCTTTTTCTCTCAATTTATGAATATTTAATTTATCTATATTTACTTCAGATGTATTTATTCTAAATTTTTCTTTTTTAGCATGACCAGTACAACAGTATAAATCATTTTTAAAAAATTTAGCAGGTTTACTACAATAATTACATTTAACTTCTTGATTTTCACAAAGATTAATAATATTCCAATCAATAATATTAATACTATTATTTTTATATTCAATTAAACAATAAGCTAAATTTTTAATACCAACATCAAAGCTTAATAATTTCATATATAATTAATTTATAAATTTTTAAATAAATTAATTATTTATTTAGTTTTTATAAATGTTAAGGGTTGAGTTTTTAAAGCAGCTAATTGTTCTCTAGATAGATAAAGATTTTTAAGATCACTATTTTCATAACCGAAGGGTCTACAATCATTATTTTTGGCATAACAATCAATTTCATATAAAAATGGTCGATTCATTTGACCAGAATTAGATTGAAAATAGGGACAACATCCACAGTTGTTACAAGCTTCTAATTGATTAAATTCTATAATTTTATCTGCATTATTAATTAAAAAAAGTCTATAATCACTATTACTTTGAATTCCAGCACTTTTTTTAATTGATTGATCAATTTCACATCCAGTTCTCCAATTTGCATAATTTCTACCATCACTCATTAATGGAGGTGCAGAAGTAAAAATATTATTTGATCCGGAATAACAAGTACCCCAACTCATAATATAAATTATATAATATTATTATTTTATTATTGTTCAATAATTGATTGGTTTTCATTTTGAATAATTTCTAATAATTCTTTTTTTTGTAAATTTTTAATATCAGATTCATTTCCTAAATTTTTTTTTATAATTAAATCTTTTAACTCTTTATTACTCATTTTACTTAAAGATTTTTTCTTTTTGTTTTCATCATTTTCAGTAACATCAGTAATTAAATCATCTTTGGAAACATCTACAATTTTAATATCTTCAGTTTTTTCTAAAGAAGTATCCATAACTGTTGCAGAAATTCTATCCATATCTAAAATATGTCCTAAAATAGCAACTCCTGTTGTTTCTGGATTCATCGATCCTCCTAAATCTAAAATTCCAACTTGAGTTACATCTTTAAGATCGTGATTATCTATTTTTAAATTATTATAGGGTTCCTCATTATTATCATCATCATCATCACTACTTTCACTATCAGTTTCATTTTCAGCATTTTTAATTTTGTGCATGTTTTTAATGTTAATTTCATCATCATCATCATCATCATCATCATCATCATCATCAGTTTCATCATCAGAAATATCTATTTTGTCATTCATAGTAGATGGTTCTTCTTGTTGAGATTCAGTAGGTAAAGGGTGAGGTATTAAATTGACTTGACCAGAAATAAAAGATTGTAAAATTTTTCCTTGGTTAATAACACTTTCTTCTAAAATATTAAGTCTTGTAAAACAATAATAAAATATAGCACCCCCAATAAGAAGGGAAATAGCTAAAGTTAAAAAGAAAGTAATATCAAATTTAGAAAAGAGATCAAACATTTATTTACAATAATAAGAGATATTAAAAGGTATCTTTTAACGTAAATAAATATCAAAGTTCTATTTGGGAAATAGTCTTAGAAATAGATGATACAATTGCTTTTGGATAATTTAATTCATTTAAAACTTTACTACCTCCTTTAATTTCAGAAATGCCATTTTCTATTTTATAAGTATAATCAAATGTATTTAGCTGTTTATTATTTAAAATTTTCATTTTTAATAATTTCATTGAATCAAATTTTTCTAATTTTTTACATAAATCTGTATAATGGGTAGTCAAAACAAAGTTAAGATTTTTAAAAGTATTAAGATATTCTAAAAGACTATAAGCACTTGATATTGCTTCATATGGATTGGTACCAGAATATAATTCATCAAATATACAAAAATGATGTTTATTTTTAGGATTATCAGATACTTTATCAATTATTTCTTTACAACGTCTTGCTTCAGCTTGAAATAAACTATCTCTCCCAGAAGTATCTGGTATATTAATATATGAATGAATAAAATGATATAATTT